TTAGGAAAATCAGTCAACTCCTGCTCAGTCATGCCAAACGTCACGCCACACGACTGGCATACCGCTGTTAACGCCTGATACGGAGTATAGTCACCAGTGAATTTCTGCGTCATTTTCTGGTTAAACTTATTGCAGTTATCATAAGCAATCAGAGTAACCGTGTGATACGTTCTCTCCGCTTCATTTATGAAAAAGCGCCCAATATAAACCGACTGATTAGTACCGTCTGAATAATTGAGCTTGAAATAAATATCAATCCTAGCGCTAATATAGTTGTAGCTTTCAGACGATATCGGAAATCCTGCTTTGTCACGCAACGTCAGTCTTAACTCGGACGAGAATACGTTACCTACTTCCAGATTCTCACCAGATACAACCTGCCTTGTCAGCCTTGATTTACTCTGGTCTATCTGTGTCATATCGAACGGCACTGCCTCACTACTACCATTAAAGACTATATTACCGTGCCATTCGTATTCAACTGTCCTTCCTGCTATCTCCGCCTGGTATTTTGCTAACGCTTCCGGCGTTCCAAAATCATACATAAAGCCACCTCTTAGAACTCAATCACGTTAATAGAAAAGTTAGTGAATATGCCGCCCTCATTCTCATAATGAACCGATGAATAAAACTGATAATTACTTTCACCCGTATAGCCATAGAAACTGGACACTTCAACCAACGTCTCTACGTTGTTAACGACTTCATAATGCGGATCACGATAACGGAACCAAAATTCTTTACCTTGCATGAGTTGTTCCATCTTTGCTTTCTCAGCGCCGGATATCGCATTGTACATAAGATTGACTTTCCTTATATCTCTACGCACCCAGTTAATGTGCATTACGCCATCTTCAGTACGTCCAGAATCCGCAGAAGCCACGTTCGTATGCTCTATCTTTATGTTCGGAGCAGGCACATAAATAGGTGTCCAACTACTTCCATCCGTACTTATCGCCCAATGCGTTCCATCGTCTAATTTTGCTATAGCCATATTGACTACCTCCAAATAGAAAAGGGAGACCGAAGCCTCCCTTTTTTTATCTCCTTAAAGGACTGTTGCCTGTTCTCATTATTGCACGATTGTTCTCTTTGACTACTGCGGTAAACAGGTTTGCTGTGTCACCTACAAGCTCTACCGTTACTCCCTGTCCTCCTGCCATAGCCGCTGAAACCGCTTCATACACGCCCTGTCTGATGCCTTCAACTATCTGTTCATTGTTTGCTACCGCTGTCTGTCCGTTAGCGAATTTGCCCACCAATTCGCCGTGGTTCGCTTGGAAGAGGCCATCTTCAGGGAAGCCCCCTGTCGAATACTGCGGTATCTTGACTTCTGCCTTTGCACCGTTACCATTCTTTGCTACCTGCGCATTTATCTTCATGTTTTCATTTGCCCACTGAGCAAACTGTTTCCAGAGATTGACCATAATGTTTATGGCCTGTCTAAATGCGTTTCCGAAAGCGTTAGGTATGCTTGCAGTTATGCTACTCCAATATGATCCAGAGAAGTACGGTATAAAACTGCTCTTCATCCAACTAATTGTCTGGTTGCCATACTTGGTTATTGAGCCAAACGCCTGGTTGAATATCTGAGACATATTCATCATGTTTGTTTGTGCCTGTGTTGTGAACTCTAAGAAGCCAGTCTTTACAGGGGCTAAAGCAGTACCTACGTTGCCAAGCACAGTATTCAGTGATGAAAAACCTGTAGAAATATCCTTTACTTTCTCTCCATCCTTAGTTGTTTCTTTAAGTACACTGTTAAAGTCTATTACACCACTTGTGAGAAGTCCGGCACTAGCAGTAACATCCTGCATAGCACGATTAACATTTCCATATCCATATGCTGTAGTTTTGCCTGTCTTTTCTGATTCTGCCGCGCTCTTATTAGTCGCTTCTAATGCTTTACTCAAAATGCCCTGTGACTTTGCAAATTCAAGCGCACTCTTCTGAGCCACAGATTCAGTATTGCTTAATCCTGTAATTTCATACTTTGCTTTTCCTGCTGCTTCTGAGAACCTATCTGTCCAGAGATCAAACAAAGTATCATATACTCTTCCGTCTAAAGCATTACCACTAAGAACAGCGTTAGATTCATCAACCAACTGGAAGGCAAGGTCTTTCATTTCACTGCTCCATGCAATGCCTACTCTTTCAGTTTCCTTGATTATCGCATCCTCTACAGGAGCATAATAATCATTTACGAACCTATATAACTGATCTGATACATCCGTAGGTGAAAGATGATCGGGATTTGACATTATTAAAGCTATCTGTTCCCAAGCCTGCGTCTCTAAATCCTCTATTTTGGAAATATAATCCGTGTTAGCTTCTTCTATAGCACTTAATTCCTTTGCCTGCGCGTTCTGTATCAGTTTAGCAAATTCTAACGCCGCAGGTTTATCACCTAATGCTTCTGATTGCTGTCCAAGTGATGTTAACGCTTCATAAAGTCCATCATAGCTAGTCTGCATATCATTTATAGCATCCTGGTATACAACTCCAAACGCTTCAAGATTCGCCTGTATGGAATCAATATTTTCTTCTCCCATAAAGAATTTACTGAAGTCTATAGTTGATGCCGTTTCCGCTATCTTTTTCATGCCATTATCAGCCGTAGCAGCATATATAGCGTTCATCTCATTCCAGTAACCCATCATGATCTTTTCATATTCTTCATATGAATATGTCATAACGCCATTCTTGCCGTTTTCCTGGAAGAGCCGTGTTGCTTCATCCATTTTTGCCTTAATAGCATCTATCTGTTTCTGTACTCCCAAATCAAGGTTATGTGCTGCCGCCAAAGCCTGCGCACCATTATCAATAATGCCATTCATAGCGGCCTGTTCAATAACAGATATCTCACCCGCAAAAAGACTGGATATATCATTCTTAAAGTTTTCAAAGAGCTTTTCCAAATCTGCAAGTTTTTCTTCAACAGTTTTAGAAGTATCTCCCAGATTAGTTCCAAGGGTTTCTATTGCAAGCCCTATCTCTTCCATATCTGTTTTTATATTGCCCTTTAACTCGGAAAAATCGGTCTTTTCAATCTCTCTAGCCATTTTCCCATAGTTTTCATAGGCAGTACGCATATTATTAGCGGCACTTTCAAAGTATTCGCCAACGCCTACGCCACCGTTAGAAAGCATATTAGCGAAAGATATCTTATCCGCTTCTGCCTGCAATTCTATAAGGCTTTGCATTGCGCCTGTGAATCCACCTGCAACGCCTATCAACCCAGTAGCTAAAGCTCCTGCCGGGCCAAATAATGCCGTAAGAATTGCCCCTGTTGCAAGCGTAGTAGTTCCCATCTTAAAGATTGCACCATTTACTGTTTCTGTTCCTGCCGCTATATCTCTAAAGATGTTTTTGAGTGCCGCAAACTCTGTTAATCCTGCTCCTAAAGCCAATGTATATGTAGACAGTGACTTAGGAAGATTTGATATTAGACCGCTTATTGCACTTGATAATGCCTTGCTGTCAACAAAGTTGAAAGCTGACTTGAATAAAGAGTTAAAAGCAGTTCCTATTGTCTGAGGCTTAATAAATGCTATTGCTCCCAACAAAATAGTTTCAAGCGGAGCCGCCGCAAGTGACGAAGATAATATGTCTGCCGCCGCGCCCAATGCCTTAATAAATACTTTAGATAATCCAGACGCGATCTTTGTCACATTCAGCTTACGAAGAAACTCACCTATCTTCTTGCCTACTTTGCTCCAATCGGTCTTATCTAAAGCATTATAAAGCGCATCGAGTATTCCTTCAGCCCAAGCATTGATAGTTTCTGCTACCCTTCCGATATCAAAAGTACTAAAGAAACCATTTATTCCTTCAGCTATACTGTCTCCAAGAAGTCCCCAGTTTATCTCACTTCCTAATGTATGGAAATATATAACAGCAGTATTAAGTGCCTCTGCTAACGTACTTCCTACCATTCTCCAGTCCGTAGTTAACAATGCACCATTGATTGTCTGCGCAATATCATGCGCCCATTCGTAAGCCGCACTCTTAATAACTGCCCAGTCCAGATTTTCAGTGAAACCGTTGATAATATTTCCGATATCAACGCCCTTCTGGAAGCCGTTAAATTCTCTCTGGTAAGCATCTATAGCATTAGCAACTGTATTGATACCGCCTGCAAAGAATTTACCAATCTCATAAAAAGTCTCAGCATCAGATAAGAATCCATTCAAAAACTCTGCAAGCCCTCTACCGAACCTTCGAGCCTTCTTATAAACCTTATCCCAGTCAATGCTTTGCAATATACCTTTTAGTATTTCATTTATACGTTTACCAAGTTTATACAGTGTGTCATAGAGCGATTCAAAACCTCTTTCAATAGGCTTAACATTAAACTTGCCAAGTTCACCAAGATCACCTGACAAATCACCTATGCCACCTGCACCGCCCTTGTCTTTATCAGAGTTATCCGGCAGAAGATTCAGTTCATCTATGCCAAGCAGGAAGTTTTTAAACTTCTTTGCGTTATCGGCAGCATCGCCCATGTTATCTGCCAAATCTTCAGCATCTTCAGCCTCATCATCAATAATTCCTGCGTCAGACCATTCAACCTGCCACCCGAAGATTTTTCCAAGAGCATTGAGCAGACCTTCAGCACCTTTAAGTATCTGATCCATAGCTTTATTAAAGTTCTGGACTAAAGGCTTAAAGGTGTAGATTGCGATTTTACCAAGGACAATACGAAGCTGATTCAGTTTCTCAGTGGCGATTCTTATCTGGTTAGCCCAGGTATTCTGAGTTCTAATGAAGTCCCCGTGTGCCGCTGTAGTCTGTGCCATGACATACTGATAGCGCAGTAAGGTTTTCTCAGCCTGCGTCATGGTCTTTATATTAGCTTCCATGCCGTTACGCATTGCCCATTCAGCGAGCGTTGCCTGTGTGAGATCAATGCCGAAGGCTCTTAACGGTCTCGTCTGGCCTGTGAAGATAGCCTGCAACTTTTCAGCCACATCTGCATAGTCCTGATTGTAGAACGATGCCATATCGCCTGCCAGACGGGTTATATTGATTGATACGTCAGCCATGCTGTCCGCAACGTCAGCATAACCGCTAGTAGCTTTCTGTACGAAGTCATTAGTCGATTTGACCATCGCATCAGAAATACCCATAGCAGAACCCATTGCCTGATACTTTGAGCCTATCTGCTTTGCAGTTAATTCACCCATACCAAGTGCATCTATGGCAGACTTTGAGAAAGCGTTCATCTTCTCTGTCATGTCAGCGAAGGCTACATCTACTACGTTCTGTACTTCGGTTAAATCAGAAGCAAGGTCAATATCGCTCTTAAAACGCCTAGCAAGACGGAAGAAGATAAAGAAGTTCGCATACATCTTACCAAACGCCTGTGCAAGCGACATAGACGCTTTACGCGCACTTATGGCGTGGCCTGTGTATCTCTTCATTCCAGTGCCTATATTGCCCATAGAACGCCCCAGAGTACTTGCATTGACGTTCATATTGCCCAGAGCCTCTACCAGACGAATAGTGCTTTCTCCGACTGCCGGAAGGTTAGATAATGACGTTATAAGCTGAGACAGATTAGTTGCTAACTGAGGGATATTGCTTACAGCTTTATCCATTTTAGCAAGGCCGAACCTATACAGACCATCGCCCAACTGCTGTATGCTTGCAGTTACAGTAGGGTCAATCTTTAAGGTATTAAAGCCTTCAAGACCTACTTTCAGATTGATAAGGTTAGTGAATCCATCTGTAACTTTCTTCTTACCAAGCTGTGCCAGACCATTAGCAAAAACAGTAAGTTCATCGCCCATATTGGGTATCTGTACATCAAACCCTCTGAGTGCTTCTGCTACGTTTCTGATATTATCAGCCGCAGGAGCCGCATACTGACCGCCAAACTTTCCTAAAGCGCCCGAAATATACTCTATATTTTTGAGAGAATCGGACAGAGTTATCCCCTGTAATGACTGTAAAGCAGTAGATATCCCCAAAAAGATATTTTCTACCTGTTCTAACTGCGGAGTATGAGTTACGACATTCTCTTCAGCAGTATTAAGCTGTTCTACTGCCGGAGCCGCCTGCTGTGCGCTATTTCTCAGACGTTCTACTGCTTCTGCCGGATCACTGAAGATATCAACAAAATCATCATCGTCTGCCGCACCTAATAAATCATCACCTGCCGAAGCAGTCTTAACCTCACGGATTTTTTCGGCAACAAGACCCAATGAATTTACAAGTTCATTAGCTACAGATTGTATGCCTTCCATACCACCTGTAATAGTTTCAGACGCTTTGCTGAAGTCTACCAACTCATGAGTAGCGTTGTAGGCGTTCTGCTTCATCAAGTCTAAAACCTGTGCGGCATTTTCACCCTCATTAGCTAATTCCTGTAAACCAAGAATCTGATTTTCATTGACAATATCAGCAGTAGAGCCGCCCTCTTTGGAAGTATTGCGTATACCCATAAAGGCACGATTCTTACGGGCAGTTTCATAGTCCCCGCCCATTACGTCTACCCAGTCTTTAGACAGTTTTGTATGTGATGAGCGTGCAACATCGTTCTGCGCTTTAGCGGTTTCATGAAGTTCATTTTCATAACGCCCATACGCAAGTACGAGGTTATCTATATCCTCCATTGCCTTACGGACAGCGTTATCATCACCTACAGACGCATATAATCTCTCTATCGCTTCTGCAAGGTCATTGACCTGATCTTCACCCTCAAACTTAAACTCTTTGCCGATTTTCTGTGCATCAGCAATAGCTTTCTGAGACGCTGCAACTATCTTAGTAGTACTCTTTGTATCAACAGCAGGAGCAAAGCTAGTAAGCCCAGAAAGTTTTTCTGTGGCTGTGCATAGTTTGTCCAGTGCTTTGGAAACTGCTTCGATTTTTTTAGCATCCAGACCATTAAGGGAGATACGGATAGATTTTAAACCTGCGGAAAGAGTTTCAAGACCTCTCATATATTTACTGCTATATGAGAAGTTCTCTAATGCTCCATTGAGACGTTTAAGAGCGTCCTGTATCGCGTCTACGGCATCTACAGCGTCCTTAGAAGAAGCTCTTAGAACAATCGAAAGGGAATCTAAATCTGCCATTTATCTAATCCTCCATTGAGGTTGTGTTCATAAACAAAAAGGCGGGGATTTTCACCCCGCCACATTCTTTGATATTTCAAAATTCTTTTGCATATTACCAAGGTTTGCAAAAAGAAGTGCCACCTGTGCCTTCTTCTCTTCCTTAGTAAGTTCTCTGTGTTCTTTTTCGTATTTTTCAAGCATAGGCTCCTGTAAATGATCTATGGCTTTCTTTCCCTTGCCACGGAACGCATTGTACAGTGCCGTTTCAATCGCGTTAGTGAAGTAGAGATACATCGAATAATGCTCCTCATCCTTCATCTTCCATCGAATACTTTGTGCCTTAAAATAAGGCTTTATCTCTTTAGGATAACTATGCCAGAACTCATCGGCTGTCATTCCTAGTGCTATACATTTTGGTAGTAGTGTGTCCAAGTACATATCTCTTAGAGACTTGTACTTTTTACGCTCCTCTTCGTAGTTTTCCCGCGCTTCGTCTTTGCTTCGGACTTCTCTGTCGAGGTCTCTGTTGTCTGTGATGTCTCCGGCATCTGCATCTTCATGATCGCTGTAAAAAAATCAGATTCATTAAGCTCCTTTGCTAAGTTCACAATAATCTCAGTAAAGTCACCGCCACCTATGAAGTGCTTTTCAAGTTCATTGCCTGCTTCCGTAAGCGTCATACCAGAACTAATTGCCAGATATGCCCTTATTACAGGAAGCGGATTATCCTTCAGCATAAGGGGATTAACACCCATGCTGTCAAACTCACAGTGCGTATTGAAATCGTACTTCGCACCCTCATACTCTTTCCCATTAACTTTAAACTTCATTTCTTCTCTCCTTTCAAAAATAAAGGGGAGGCTTTTAAACCTCCCCTTAAAATACTTTAGCTAACGGTTACTGAGCAGGTATCGGTCTTTCCACCGTCCTTGCTAGTAGCAACGATAACTGCGGAACCTGCGTAAACGCCAGTTACCTTACCATTCTGATCTACGGTTGCCACGGAAGAATCAGTGGTTGTCCACAGAACGCCCTGGTTAGTAGCGTTTGCAGGAGTGATGGTTGCTTCAAGGGTCTCACTGTTGCCTACAGAAATGCTAGTAGAGGACTTGTTAAGGCTAATGCCTGTAACAGCTACAGCATCAATAGCAGTAGGCTCTACAGCAGTAAGCTGTCCCTTGTACTCAACGATCGTAAAGGTAAGCTCTATAGTCTGAAGCTCATTCTGTCCCATCTCGGGCATAGGAAGCACACGAGGAGGCTCAGCTACCACGAAGAAAGCCTTGTCCATCTCGGGATGATATACCTGGAACCAAGTATTAAGTCCCTGTGCCTTTGCAGCAACGTACTCAGCGATCATTCCTTCAAGCTGTGCAGTAACCTCTTCAGTAAGGTTAAAGGTAACAGCCCAAGAGCCACCATTGTCCTGACGACCTGCTACGTTCTTTGTGGTATAGTCCTCCAAAGCACTAGCATCTATGGTCTCAGTATCGAGTGAGATACCTGCTATGTTATTGCAGCGCTCTAACCACTTAAAGGTTTCGGGCTTGGTGTTTGCTACAGTCTCACAACCATAGCTAAAAAGCACTCCAAGAGTACTTAAACCGGGTAAATTTACTGCCATTTTATTTTCCTCCTTGTAAGTTTTTGGCATAAAAAAACAGGCTTTCGCCTGTCATTATGTTTATGATAAAACCATGCGGTTAAATCAAAGTTTGTCACCCGCTCCTATCGTTCTTCTGGCGCGGAATACTCCCCATGCTATTCCTTCATTAGTCTTAACAGTGGGGAACATGATTATGTTGTACCTCATCCGTTTCAGTTCTGTTATCGCGGCTGTCAGAATAGACTTACATTTACTCTGTCCTTCATTCGTCCAGACCTGTATTTCCATCGTATGCAGTATCGCGTTAACAGTTACATTGTTTAAGTCCTGCCCTCTCTCTATCGGGTCTAACTCATGTATGTACATCGTAGGGAAGGAAGCAGGTATTGTTTCCTGATTCTTTGAGGTAATATTAAGGTTAGGATATGGAGCATTTGCACGGGCTTTGAGCATATATTCAACCTGACTTATAACCGTAGATTCAATTTTGCTGTACCATGTTTCATCCATTTCCATAAACCTCTCTAGCTACGCTTTCTATGCTTTGTATTATTTCAAGGCTTGCATTGTACATAGGCATTGTGGCCTGTGTACCATATGACCTTACAGGATCACCGTACTTATCACGGTAATACCACCATCCAGGAACGGGTACGTGCGTCTGTCCAGGAAAAGTACCTATTCCCATACCCAACTCTTTAGCGTGCGGATTAGGGCTTGTCATGCCGTTAAAGGCATTGCCTGCACCAAATTCCCACGCCAAGTGTGGGTAAAATACTCTTCCGTCTTTAGTCACTTTAGGTTCGCTTGTAATGCTCAATACGCCTTTGATTGTGTTTCCATCAGCCTCAAATTCAACAGAAAATTGAGCATCTCGCGGTGAATCCCCCTGTCCTTTAGATGCAAGTGTCATCATAGCCGCATTAACACCTATATCTGCCAACCTTCTGACAAAAATCTCGTCTTTATCAATAAGGCTTTTCTTAAACTTTTCCAGTTCTTTGATTGCCTTATCAATATCCCCTTTTCTTGTCAGTGATATGTATATAGGCTTCATTTTTTCATCTTCGCAAGCTGTTTGTATGCCTGATTAACGCCTGTTGAGGCAAGACCGCTAACAATACCGATTGCGATAGCGTTCAATATGTCGTCAGCGGGAAAGTCCGGCATAGCAAACATTCCTATTACCCCAAGGATGCCGCCACACACTCCTACGATAACGGGTATCAGTTCATCCTTAATCGCAGGAATAGCTTTTACAGCAAGTCCTATGAGATAACAGATAACTACGATAGCAACTACCTGTGTAACATCCAGAATATTCATCAATTGCCTCCTTTCTCTATTTTCTCAACACGTTTTTCTAAACTATCGAATCGTTCATACAAAACATCCGTTTTCTTTTCATTCGCGGTGATCTTGTCTCCCAGATTCTTTAGTTCATCCTGCATACTTTTCAGCAAAGAAAGCGATTCATCCAGTTTTACTTCTATCTTTGTGTTCTGCCGCGTGCGTTCTTGGATATCATCGGCATCTGCCCTCTTTTGAGACTTGATACCAAAGAAGATAGCGGCAGAAACGGAAATTACGGATATGAGAATAGTTAATTCTATCGTCATACGCCCTCCTTCGTTGTTTTCTCTACCTTCGTTACCTTCTCCAAGATAGCCCTATAAAAGTGCTGTCCTTCATCCAGTAAGCCCACAACGCGATAATCAGCGCTCTTTGAATCTACTACTTCGCCCTCATGTTCAACCTTGCTGTTCTTCCAAATAAGAGTACCGATAACAAAGGGATAATCCCCTTTGTGATAAGTGATTTTGGCTACCGCCTTTTTCTCACCACCAAAGGCTTGTATCTCATCCTCCGTCAACGTGGCTGTTATCGAGTTAAAAAACTCAGTGGGTTCTTCATAACCCCTTATAGTTTCGCCTGTTGTTAACGGTACGGAAGTTCCATCCGGCATTTCACGATAAATGATATTGCCTTCGGAATCTCTTTCATATACTGGTATCTCTTTTGTGAAGTTTGAGTAGAACATTTTTTGCTTCACGCGATAAGCTGTGCGCATATCCTACCCCCTTCTTGCTATCGGAAGAACGCCCTGGAAGCATTTATCACGATCTACATAATGAATACTTGCCCCATCTTCGCTGAACTGTGTCTGTCCTTCTGCACCTGCCTGATTAAAATCAAACTGTGCTACAGCCCTTATCTGCGAATAATAGTTTTCCATATCATTTTCTATAGCCGCATCTGAATAGCTTACAGGGTATCTCCGCGCGGTCTTTACCTCACGATAGGCATTTTTAACTTTCGATTCAAGAAGAGTGGAATTGAACCTATCGCCTTCGGTAATCTCAATCTCCGCTTTTAAGCTCTCATATACTTCTGTTTCAATAGCGTTCATTCCATTACCTCTCCATTAAAGCCCCAACTTTTCAATCACTTCCGCACGTAACTCTGCCGTTTTCTTCTTATCGGTGTTTATCCCGTTAGCCTGTGCTACGGACTTCACCTTAAAGAACGGCATCGACATTACATCTTCACGCGACAATGTAGGAGCCGTTTCACGGGAAACATCTTCAGAAACAGTCTCTACTATCTCCTCTTTTGCTTCCTTCACGACTTCCTCCTTTTCAGAAACACGGGGAGCGACTTTAGCAGCCGCCCTCCGCTGTAAGTTGCGTCTGGTCATAAATCCCATAACGCCACCTCCTTATGACAGGTTAATCATCACACACTTACTCTGATCGTACAGGTAAGGAGCAAACAGCTTGCTTGCCTTGATGTAGTTAACTTCAGCGATGATATCGCGGTCAACTTCTACCAGAGTGTCTCTCTTCATGTAGATAGCCAGTGCCTCGGGCTTGATGATGAACGCCTTTGCACCTACAGAAGTTTTCTCATAGTAGGTTGCGATATCGTCTACATCGGGAACATCAACCTCGGTGAAGCCGCCGGAAGCGTTAGCTACATAGTAGGTCTTATGCTCATCC